ACACCTAATCCCTCATACTCTGGATGCGTGCGATTCAATTTACCGATTGCGATATCAAGACTCTCGATATACGTATCTCGCACTAATCTTAGGTTTGGCAATTCACGGGAACCTAACTCACCCGTGTTTCTTTTAATTTCTTCAGCTTGCCGTTAAACTCTCGGGCAGAACAGCCGACATAAGCCATCCTCCCAAAGGGACATCATATTCTGGTTAAGGTACCTGAACATACTAGTAGGGCTAAATAACCCACCTGTCTCAATAGACCACTCCGAAGCCTTTCTAGGGGTCCGCTACGTCTCCCATATAGCGTAACCCCATAGGAAAGGACTTTAGGCGCTTGGAGAAGCGTGCCAAATTCTCCCGATTATCTCATCAAAACCAGGGAAAACTGTCATCTCTCCAAGAACATAATACTTAGCATAGCCGTTTTGCAACGCTATCCTAACAGTATCATGCTGGTCCTTTTCTAAGTGCAGGGCCAACTCCCATAAAGCAGACTGAATAGTAGCCTTCATCTGGTTCTCTGGATTCTCATGTGATGATGGCATGGTCCAACGCAAGGATCTAAAAATAGAATCCATTGCTAAGGGTGCCACCCATTGTCTAATATCTTCACGATACCTGAAATTGCGCTTCAAAAAACTACAAGTATCAATATCAACAAAATCATCCATCTTATCAGACTTACTAGCGGATGTGAAAGGCATCAAATACACCTCCTCACAGAACTTCTTATATGTGTTATTATTAAACAAATGAGCAACGTGTGACTTGACAGCACACAAAACATCGTCACCATAAATCCAAGGTAACACACACTCGAAAAACTTCTCGCCAGTAGGGACTAAAGAATAGAAAGCATACATAAGCATCAATAATCCTCGCAGGCTATTATCCTCTGCTGTCATAAACTTCCCAGAAGGTTGTAAACCAGCAACTTGAAATATATCCTTCATAAAATGAACAACAGGAAACAACAAGTCCGATAACAAACCTTCAACGGCACGCATAGCATCATTATTGTATCCAAATGCTTTCAACACATTTCGGATAACTGTACTAGCTGCCAATCCAATTTCAAACGGCATACATTGATCATAATTACCATAATCACCCTCCATGATGAGAGGTGAAAAATCTCTCAGCTTAGTAATCAATGCTGCCTCACTCGCCATGTCGACACCAACACCAGTGCAAAATACATCTCCATGACACACCATAGCATTTTGAAATGGCAATAACAGCATACGTGATACAATCAAACTTGGCAAGTTAGACCCGTAGAAGAGTCTTGTCTTACCTTCAGCAACTTTATCAATATGCCTTGCCTCATCTTTGTAATGTGCCGTATATATAAACGTCGACGCCTCGTCACGCGAGTAAGCCTCAAATATCCTACACACCTCAAGACAAACTGCAGCATTCGGTTCTCGTGTCGTCTCATCAGTAAGTGGCATATATCCTTTTTTCGGCCCTTCAAAGCCGAAACCACCTGACGTAGACGCATTTATCCGACGTACAGTAGGATCATTCTCAACTCCATTAACGGCTTCCATCAAAGTCGCAGGAGTCATACTCGTGATACCTTTTGCACGCAAACCGTCAATCAAATGATTAGACAATTCATCAGTACACCTCTTCAGTAAATTATAGTTAAGATACCCCCTACCGGAGCTCATCTTTTTCAGTGCTATATTTATCGGTGAGGTGTAAACACCATCAATACGAATAGGCTTCATTACAGGTTGATGATACTTATCTTTATATTTAAACCCAGCCAAGATTGCAACATCTTGCAAAAATTCATCGTCAAAATTAGACTTCTTCAGCTTGGATTTAAAATTCGCATTGACATCACCAGGCAACTTACCATAATTTTTAACACCTGGTAAGTGCTCATGACAAAAAGGCGACTTGGATGCATTATCTTCCAGACCAGCGAACATTCCAGCCCTTTCAGACCGGACTTCAGTAAACCCGTTTCGCTTTCTCAATATATCAATGCCAACTTGAATACGATCGCGGTCAAAAATAACTGCAAATCCCCACTCACGCATCCCTCCAGCATGGAAGCCTGCAACGCAGGCCCCACCTTTATTGGCAAAAACAGGAATACCACAATCACCTACGGCATGCTCAGGAAACAAATAATGCCACATTCTGCCTGTCTCAATTGACGAACCATCATCATTCCAAATACGATCAATCTCGTATGTCAAATGCATTCGTCTCTCTTGGCCTTTGAAATAACCATTACAATCAGTAAAATCATAATCATCAACAGCTATATGTTTCCGAATATCCTGCACCATCTGACTACGCAAACGTATCAGAACTTGGTCGGGACCCACTCTTACGTAATCACTCTTCGGAACTCTAATAGTTTTATACTTACCAATTGGAATGCCATCCTTTAAGGTCATCTGATTATCCCCAGATGTACAAATACGTATCAAAGTTTCCTCTGCATCCATATTGAGAACATGCTCATTAATCATGAAAATTTCACCCACAATACCTAACACAAACGTCGTATATTTATCATCAACAAAAACTATACGCTGATTTGTACCAATTGCTCGAGCCAAACTCTCACATGTTCCCTTATGAACTGATGCCTCAGCATACTCAAACTTCACATTATAATGACCAGGATCATGTTTGACGGGAATTTTGCGCATGGAGTATCCACATTCCATAGCCTTCTCATATTCATTAATCATATCCTTATATTGACCACCAATCGTAAATGTACTAGCCTCAGCAAATACCGCTCGCTTACTCTCTGAATCATAAGTATAAGTTGCATCAAACATCGGCCTTTGGGGCACAACTTCCAGATGTGCATTGCTTACTCTATCCCCATGATAGGGACAACCAACCACGCACGCTGGTGGTACAGGAACCACCACCGGCTCTTGCACATATTTAGTCTCATCGTCCTTATGAGGACAATCAGTGAAACAACAATTCTCACGATGCTTCTTAATTTTCTCATCATATAAAGGACATCCTTCCTCATCTGTATCACCATTCTCATCCACAATGGTAGGATAAGATTTCCTTTTCTCCTTATGTGGCTTAGCGGCAAAGATCTTGTAAGCAGTATATCCTACCAATCCTCCTAAAAGGGTTGCACCTACAATCTTCTTCGTTAACTCCGTCAACCACTCGGAGTTTTCACGCCAATAAGTACTGGTAAACTCATTTACCGACTTGGTCTTATCACATAAGAAAGCAATACGGTTTGAATTATCAAGCATCTTCTTCTTTACCTCAGATATCGCTATCTCCCTAATCATATTAGAGACATACACTGAATGTATAATATAAAGATATATCCCTAACAAAACAGGTAAGAAGAAAAAGATTCGATCAACAGCAAAAACACCAAAGAGCAAAGCTATCATCACGAACAGTTCAAATATCTTTTCATGCCATGAAGATCCAGATCCCATACGACCAGATGTTTTTATAGCTGCCAACGCGACATATCCATTGAACAATCCCAATGAATTTGTTAACATCTGCTTAGTCCAATCCTTGGTAGATTCATACGTATCACGCCATGAATGTGTTCTAAAATACATTGGCTCGTCATCGTCATCAATCTGAATATTTCTACCAGACTTCAGATCATAAACCCATCGTTTGGCCTCTGTATAAACCTTTCCTTCATCATCACTATTACTAGGACTTTTTGGTTGAAATTGCGGGGAACGATCATCACCATACCAATGAAATTGCGCATTCATATAATCAATCATAATATCTCTACAAATGTGACAATCTCCTTCCATCGCACACATCAACATATCATCCAAAATCCCTTCCTCAGAATTAGGGCAATGTCTCTTCAAGTTTGGCAACGTCGTCCCATCACGGAACCGTTTTGCTTCTGTCTTTACTATATCTTCCTTCCAATCATCTTCATCGTCTGTCTCACCATTAGAATCAACGCCAGTGTAAACCGGCTTATTCTTACAAGTGGACATCATAAGATCTTCATATTCAACAGTAGAGAACGATACAGGTGGTACAACAGTAGCCTTAACTTCCATATTAGGATCAACCGGATCTTTTAACTCCTCACGCATAAAATCTGACGCAATGCGCTTACCACGCGCCCTCGCCTGATTCACATACATCTCCGCAGTCTCATGATCATCAATCGTACGCAAACGATCCTGTCCTTCAATATGTTCAACCATTATCTTAACAACATTCTCCAACAAAGAATGAATATTATCACCTTCTTCACCCTTCATTATTGGAATCTCATCCCAAGTTGTATTTGATAAAGGTTCATACCGTTTCATCTTAAAATCAAATTTATCTAGCAAAAGTTTCTCTCCAGTTACAGTATCTGCGAGAGACTTTGCTTCATCCATAGCTCCTGATTTCAAGCTTTTACGATATTTCAATTGAACAATTGGCTGAATATTATAACATCGACGCAACTGCGCAGCAGGTGCTGACACAGACTCCGCCAGATTCATATATTCATTATTGCAATCAACAATAACCATATCGAATCGCACAAAGGTCTTACCTTTCTCATCAACACCAGGCATAGGTGGGGCAAAAACATTTGAGTCATTAACACAAAGAAATTCCATCATAACCTCAGACATTTTTACCTTGGCTTGCTCTGCCGTCTCCATTCCTAGCTCAGGATAATGGCAGTACGGCTGCGAAGCCGGATCAAGATTAGACATAAACTTATCAGCCGCAACTCTTGGATACAACATTCCTGGCTTGTACACTCTTCCTTTAATGAAGCAGTGTAATTTAACCAGCCAGGTAACCAACTTGGCTTTACCAATACCAGGAGGACCTGTTATTGTAAAGCAGATTGGTGCTGAACGAGTAGTTTTCATCATCTTCTCGGCCTCAAACTTAGCAGCTCCAAGCTTCAATAATTCAGTCTTCATCAACTCCTTCCATCTAGAAAATGGATGGGCCAATTTAACGATCTTATTACCCAAAGCTATCAAAGCTGTACAATCTGCAATAAATTCCAAATGGTCTTTACCACCAGCAACCTTAAGACCCTGGTATGTCTTGTCTGAGAAATAAAGTAGCTCTCTTGACCTCTTCAGAAAATCCTCAGTAGGATTATCTGATTCCATCAACTTATCAAGAGGTACTCCCTCAGATATGGACTCACCAAATCTCAACAAAATCAAAAATTGTTGAAACAAACAGTCCAAAGCGCCAAATAAGGTCATCCGTTCTGGTTTGCCAAAATATTCATATATATTAAATGCAAAATTTTTGGGAAAAAAGCGTAATCCCGTTGCAACCAACAAAATCTTACTCAAAGCAGTCATAACTCTGCCCCCAACCATTCGCATAAATATATTTCCATAATCTTCAAGCGTATCAGACCACTTAACTTTCGCAGCCTCAGTTCTGACAAAGCCAATCTGCGAGATCCAGTCTGCACTATCGGCAATTATTTTTTCAATATGCGGCAACGCTAACTTTTTATCTATACCTTTAATAGTATCAAAAAACTGCCAAGTGGCAGCTCCTATGCCAACAACACCAGTATTATTCGTATATAACTGATATATATAGATAACAAAGTTACTAAATGGAGACAATTTCTCCATTTGATCTAACGCAATACCAAAATGATGAAAGACAAATTGTAAGAATCCACGCGACTTAACCTCTTCCATAAATTTAGGAACCTCAACGGTCTTCTTCTCTGGAGAAAGCTCATTACGAGGAAATTCACTAAACTTACCGTCAATGATAGTGGCTAACCCATTCTCTATCATAAATTCTTCTGTGAGACGCTTAGTATACGCTTCATCAGTCTCCCAATCACGCTTATATTCACGCGCTTCTGATAATACAATATCATCTTTATCTGCACGCAATCTAATCTTATGATTAGTCAACTTGTCTCTAAAATCAATAGACTTTGGAACATCAATAGTAATATTATCATAAACTTCTTTTGACTCACCATAATGCTGAAATTCATGATCGCACTCTATTTTATTAAAAGCTTCAGACATAACCTTATCTCTAAACTCACGCTTCTTACGTGCCTTGGCTTTCAATTCCATCTGACCAAAAGTCATATAATCAATACGAGAGTTCTCATACCGATCCTTAATTTTCATACTCTTCTCTAACTGAGACTTTCTTTCTAATATTTTCATTGTTTGTTTTTTTTTTAAATGGTAATTTTTTTTATTTTTTTTTGCATTTTTAGAAAGTCCCAAATCATACAATTCCTTATCATTAATAATATTATCAGGTGCAACAAAACCTTCCGCCCAATAATCTTTAACGACTTCAAGAATATCTTGATAACAATGCGGCTTTAAACCTAACTTCAAACGCTTCTTATTATCAAGTTCAACCTCTTCTTCCAAGTATACAGTATTTAAAAATATTCTCTGTATCCGCTTGGGTAAAGATAAAAATCGCTGCTTAATTTTATAAAAGCGAGTCTTTTTAGAAAGACATGGAGCTATCCCCGAGGATAGAGTCTCCTGAACAAGCTGTTCTTTAACCGGAACGTCAACGACTTCCGTCTGCGACTCAAGGGCTTTCACTCCCTCGAGCAAGACTGTTTTATCAATATCTTCACACACATCACCAGCTAAGTTAATTACCGCCGGTATGTTCAATCGTGCTTCAATATCAATAGCGTCATCTGAAACTAATAGTCCGGAGTCACCGGATAGTATCTTATTGTCTGCCATAGAAAAGAACGCAGTATACCATGTGTATACCAGACATTTGTAAGGATTCGTGTCCAAACTCGACAAAGCTCAACAAGAGCCGTGACCCAACGCAAGTGCCTAGAGCACAACGACGGTGTTCAAAAGAACATAGGGAAATTTTACGCATCCCAAATTACGGATTGTTCATATCGTACAATCAACTCAGTATTCATAACTCCTTCAGAGGAGTACCATAATACATAATGGCGAAATAATAAATCATTAAAATCAAAACCTTATACAGTCAAATCAATAAACATTGTGATAACACTAATGTTTTGATATTTAATAAGACCATAAAAGGTCACATCGTAGTCTATCTACAAACTACATGATCCGGACGGGGGCTTAAAAGCCCCCGCC